CGGCACTAAGGACATATTCCTGCCCATGGACAATCCCGGCTGCCTGGTTGAGCGCCCCACCGCCGGTGTAGCCACCCGAAGCATATAGCGCCATGCCGCCAACGGCCCGGCTGAGCCCAAGACTTGAACCACCACCGCCAAACATCGAGCCAAGCAGCATGTTGAGCCCGGCATTGAGCGCCTGGTCCAACAAAGTGTCGGCAAATTTCTGCACCCGGTTGATCAAAACATCAAAAACGCCGGTCATCTTCTCGGCAAAGGTGCCGGTGCCGCGCAATACCTTCATCATTTCCGAGCCAACACCAGAAAAGGCCGAGGCAAGAGACTTGGCCCACCCGGATATTTTTTTACCCGCGCCCTTGATGCCGCCCATCAGGTCAATGGCTTTGTTATTGGCGGCACTCAGGGCCCCACCCAGCCCTTCTGCTTCCTTTTTGGCGTTAGCCAGCGCCCGCGCCATAATAGTCGAAAATGCACCCCCGGCATAATCCGTGGTCAGAGAACTGACCATGGCTTCCCTGGCTGCCTTTGCATAATCATCCCATGCCCCTTTTGTCTGTTGCTTCAGGCCAGACATGTCAACTTTTCCCAGCCCACCAATATTCAGACCAGGTATTTTGTTTGCAAGTTCTATAAGCTTATTTATGCCGGTGGCTGCGGCGTTAATCATTGCCTGAACACCATCAATCATATTGTTTACGGCACTAATTATAATATCATCAATTACCGCCGGAAAATGCTCCCATACCGCCTTTATCGCCTTGAAAGCCCAGACAAACGTCCCAATAAACTGATTAACCCCCTGTTTGGTAATGCTGACGGTAATGTTCCACATATCAGCAATCCATGGCGATACCGCCTCGATCGCCGGCCGCGCAATATTGGCAATCGAATCGGCAAAAACCTGCCAGGTGGCTCGGGCGATATCACCCATATTCAGATTGGCTTTGCTCGCTCGGTCGATTTCATAGGTCAGCCCGGCCAGAGACGCAGCCCCTAGCGCTAATATCCCGACAACTGGCGCAAATTTGGTAATCATACCCTTAGCCAGCCGCCCGGTTTCCTGAAAGGCCCGGCCAAGCCCACCTTCTCCAGGGCCATAAATCGTTGAAATCTGGCTGCCCTGCTGAGCGGCAACAATCATCGGGTTCATACCGGAAATCAGCGACACCCCAATATCATTGAGCTGATAAACAAGATTGCGGGTTTGAAACGCTGCCATGCGGGAGGAACGGGCAATAGCGTTGCCCATGCTGGTTACCCGCGCCCCGGCCACTCCCGAAGCAGCACCCAGAGCCGTTGTTGCCCGTCCGGCGTCTCGCAATGCCTTAGTGGTTGCCAGGGTTTTTGTGCGTTCCCGGCCAATGGCCGCCGTCATTTCATTGATGCTGATCGCCCCGACCGCGTGGGCCCGGCGCACCTCATCCACATAGACTTTATACCTTTTGATCGCAGCAAATATCGGGTTGTATTTTGCCCTTGTTCTGTCCAGCTGACGGCCATAAGCGGCAATATCATCACCACGCATCGCCGTTTTGCTGGTGGCGCCAAACTCACGCAATTGCGCCGAAGTCGAGGCAATACCCTTGCGCAACATTTGGATATTGCGCGATGCCGCTGCCAGTGCCGCCCCAGTATTGTTCTGGGCCGCAATGACCACATTTACCAACGATCCAGTCATGTCACTTTCCTAGCTTTCCCGCGCCGCTATGCGGCAAAACGCCAAAAACTTGTCAAAATCCTCAAGGCTCATCTGCCGAATTTCGTCCGGCAAACGCCCAAGCCGATCGGCCAGAGAAAAAATAGCCATCTCCAACGGATCGGCTGCTATTTTTTTTCCATTTCGGCCGGGCTGGTGTTGGGGGCCATCGCCGTTGCTAGCCGGGCGATGACCGCCGGATCGGCGTTTTCGACCAGTTCACCAGCCTCGGCCATTTTGAACAGACGGTTGCCATCCTTGTCCGTTGCCTCCTTGATGGTGATAATCCGGGCCTGAAACAGGATCGGGTCATTGTCAGCCAGCCTCAACCCTTCCGCCGCCTGTTTCAGGTTGGTTTTGGTAAAATAGATAATCAGCGGCTGGCCTTTGCTGCCCCATTCCGCCACCTCGATCTGATGCTGTGTTTTGCCGTCAAAATGGGTCGAAATGCGCTTGAGTAATTTCGCTCATTATACGATCACCCCATGTGTCAGGGCACCGTTGCCGGTGAACTGGAAGGAAACCGAAACAATGTCGCCCTTGTCGCTGGTTACCGCCCGGCTGGTGATGGTCGCGGTGCCGGTCAATTTCTCTAGCGTCGAGGTATTGCCGATCGCATCGAGCTCCAGTGATACGCTGGTCCCGACCAACAAGGCCGCCTGACCGTTGGTGTCCGCTGGGAAATAAAGCGCATCGATAGAACCGGACCAAGAAGTTATCCCGACCAGATGGGTAGCGGCGGGATCGCCCTGCACCGTGTCGTCAGAGGTTTCGGCCGTTTCGGTTACCGAGAAGCTCTTGACCTCGCTAATCACATTGGTGCCGATTTTAATTACGCCACTTTTGCCATGATATGTCGTCATGTTGTCTTGTCCTGTTCTTTTTTGCTGGTTTTTGCGGGCTTGCTGGCTAAAAAGACCGCTTACGCCGTTTAGCCCGGGGCAGGATTGCCACAGGCGCGAATAATTTTAGCTATTTGCCGGGTTGAAGCGGTTTACTCTTGCTTTACCTTCACATCTTCAATCGTTGCCTTAGGGATCTGCCCAACCGCCCTGAGGCCATCCGCCGCCTGATCGCACAAGCTTCGGATGATAAATAAAGCCATAAATTAGCCATTTGCGTCTCTAAGCGGACAAACCTAAATTAATTTCTACCTCAAAAAACCATGCCTAACTATTTGTTTTTATGATATTTACTGTGATACAAACGTTTCCCACATTTATCTTTTATTAACATGATTTCCTGTTATGGTAGGCTTTGTCTCGATCTGAGATACAACGAAATCTTGGAATTTGAGGAAACAGCACTACATGCATATCAACAACAAACAACTTTCTGAGGAGAACCCTATGAAACATGTTATTATTCGCGAAGGTGATGGCGGTTAGTATGGAGACCATTCCTGCTTCGTGGGATAACCTTAGTACTGCAATAAATCCTGGCTCAGGCACCGCCTGGGCCATTCTTTTTTCTGCAACCCTCGCATTCATTGCCGTATTCGTAGCAGGTTGGTTGCAACGCGGCATACAACGTCAAATCCTGACGTTTAATAACCAATCTCAACTTTTATGGGATGAAGATTACCAAAAATTTAGACAAATATTCATCGCCATTCGTGACGGAGACGGCGAAAATTTAACCCATCTCGCACAAGACAACGAACAATCATCAGAACTTGCTTCTGCTGTTCGGACAATTCTAAGTGACTATGAATTGGTTGCAATTGGCATCAAAAAGAAAATTCTCGATGAGGATTTCCTCAAAGTTTATTATAAGACCACATTAGTTCGAGATTGCATAGCAATGATGCCATACATTAAAGAAAGACGCCGAGTGAGGGACAACCAAGCTTTTTATATTGAATTTCAAAAACTTGCTCGAAAATGGGCAGACAATGAAAGCCAGAACGGTTTAGATTAACCCCTTTTTTACAATTTATTGCCCAGTTTCTGCTCTTACCCCTCACGCCTGCACACTCGGATCAATAAGCGAGGTACGGTAACGCACCGGAAAAACCATCCTGATGGTGCCGATGCGTTCGGCGGAGCCTTCCCTGTCGCTGACCGTCATTTGCGTTTCCGGCGGCCCGACCACCATCGCCAGCCCGTCCAGACTGTCGGTAAGCGGGGCAAACAGCGCCTCTTCCACCTCGGCGGAAATGGTGTCGAGGGTGTCAAACAGCCCGTCATTGCCAATTGCCTCGGCAATCACGATCAGTTGCAGGTCACGCATTATGCTCGCCCCGCCTATTTCAGGGCCAAAATCGGCACTCTCGGCTCCCGGCACTACAACCAGGCCAGGCAGGTCGGCCGCTTCAAGCGGTGCCACCCGGCCGGAAAAGACATTGGCCCCGGTGGTGGTCAGTCCGGTCAACAGGCTGGCTGCCTTGTCCCTGATCTTTTTGCGAAAATGGACCATCAGACCACCCTTTCAAGACGCACAAAGACAATCCCGGTGCCGTCCGGCAGTATTGACTTGGCCGTGTAGTTTTGCTCAGCAATGGCAATGGCGTCGCCTTTAACCGCCCCGGCCGGCAGGTCCTCGACCCGGAGCATAATTTCGCCGGTGTGGACAATGGTTGGCGGGCCTTCAAACTCGCTGGTTTCGGTTGCCCCGTCGTTCAAAATCACCGACAGCGAAACCGGGGTGCCGCCCCTGGTCCAGACGGCTGTTACCGCGAACTCACCGGTGTCGAAAAACGACGCCCGGTCGGCGGCGCTTTCCACGCTCATTTTTTGGCAGCTTGAGCTGGCGCGGGCTTTGACTCTTCATATGGTTTGGCCAGCCCAGCCTTTATCCACGCCTCGGCAATATTGGCGTCGACCCGGATTTTCTGTTTGGCCGGCACTTTGACCCCGTTCAGCGTCAGCTCCTTGAGAGGGATAACATCCTCTTTCATTGTTCGCCCTCCCCTTCATCGGGAGTTTCGGGATCTACTGGATCTGATTGCGGCGGCGTCTGGCCCGGGTCGTCCCCGCCTTCACCTTCGCCGAAAACCGCACCAGTTGGTGTGGTTTTCCTGTCCGGCTCGATGCCGAACATGATTTCCAGCCCGCGATCAAGATTGCCCTCAATGCCAACCTCCTCACCACGTTTGAAACTCAGGCGCTGAGATGTCACAAACGTCACCGCCCTTGCTTTGGTTTCAGCCAGCTTTTTTGCCACATCCTCAGGCAACAGGTGCAGGCGGGCTTCGGCCTGCTCTCGGCTCAGCCTGACCTTGATGCCGGTTGGCAACGCGCCAAACTGGTCAACCACATATTTTTTCATTTTATTTATCCTTCAAAATGCAGCAGGCCCGCCAAAAAGACGGGCCGCTTGCAATCATGCTAAGCTGGTTTTGGCTTCAATTAAGCAAAGGTAATCAGCACCGCTCCACGCCAGTCGGCATAGCCAACATTGCCGCCCCAATCGACGCCATACCAGCACTCACCGGTCGTGGTGCAATGCTCGCTGTCCGGTCCCAGCGCCCAGGGTTCGGCCCCGTATTCTTCCTGAAGGATAAACGGTTTCACCCCGCCATCGGTACGAATGACCGCCATTTTGGTGGTCCAGCTCAATCTGGGATTGACCTGAATATTGATGTTGATCTTTCCCTTGAGCGCCGGCAGCAGGTTGGTGGCTCCACCCGACCCGAGCAGTGCGGTCGTCGCTTCAAGGGCCACCCGCATAAAGGGAACCGGCACCATGACCATGAAATCCATCGCCGACTGGTTGACCGGCTCACCCTGATCGTCGGTAAAACCGTACATCGCCTGAATGGCGGCCATGATGGCCGACGTCATCTCCGCCGTGGTCGGGGCGGTGGGAGCAACCGCCGGAGACGAAATATCATTCGACTGGGCTGCTTCATCGCGGTCCTTGTGGTCAACATCGAAATAATATTGCCCATCATAACAAAGCGAGGCCTCGCCATTGATGATCAAGGTCGAAATCAGCTTGGCCGGATGATCCATCACCCGCTGGGAAAATTGCCCGACCCGCAATTCGATCATGCCGGCTTTGTCGCGCCGCATGTCCTTTCTCTGGAACACCAGGGTGCTTTCATAATCCTTGTTGTCGATGCTGAACTCATATTCCTTCAGTTCAGCCTTGGTGCGCCCACCGATAAACTCGCTTAGCCCGGGCACACTGCCCAGCCAGCCATAGGATTCGCTGGCATCATCGCTGGTGATGCGCATGGCAACTTGGTCGACCCAGCCGGCATTGCCGGTATCAAGGCCAGCCAGCACCATCGCGGTCACCGAAGAGTCGGTGATATATTCAAATTGATTTGGACGAGACATGTTGAACCTTCCTTATACCTGCAAGGCGGCTTTCACCGCCATGGCGTCAAATTCGACCACGCACACCCCGGAAGAAATCCAGCGCGACACATAGCCGATTAGCGAATTGTTGAGGGCTGTCAGCGTAAAGGCATTGTCATCGCTGGCATAAACCGCCTGGCGGTCGTTGGCGGTGATGGCCGTGGCCCCGGCGACATTGAGCGTCACCCGGCCCCGGGTGCGCACATCAACGCTCTTGTCCCCGGCCGAGCCAGTGGAATTATCCACCTTGCCAATGGCAAAGCCCTGGAAAACGTCCAGCGCCACCAATGGGCGGGAATAACCGGCAGCGTTTTCGCCAACTGCCGCACCCTGATAAATAATATCCGCCGCAACGACCGGATAAGCTTCAGTATCACCAGCCTGCCATTCCCGTTGCTGATTTTGGCTTAAAGTTGTCATTTTGCCCATCCTTTCCCGGCTTCATGCTTTTTGAAGGCCGCATAGTGTTCAGCCTTCATAAATTCGGCCTGCAACTTCTTGCTGCCCGCCCATTCGGCCTGCCAGCCCTCTTTGTTCTGGGGTACGCCGGAGCCTGCTTCAGCTTCAGCTTCCGTTGCAGGCATGGCGCCGACGGCATCAGCCTCATCGGCCTGAATGGCGGCAAGCCGGGACGCGTTCTTATCGATCCCGGCTTCCATGATTTTAAATGCCGTCTCTTCCTTGGTGCTGCCATCGGCAATGGCAGCGGAAATGATTGCCTCAGCTCCCGGGCGGGCCAGGGAGGAAATGGCGGCAATCCGTTCGCGTTCGGCGGCAACAATATTGTCCTTTTCCGCCGATGCTTCTTTTCGTCCCGAGGCCAGACCTTCGTTGCGGGCGGCTTATCGCCGCCTCATGGTCCGCCAGGGGAATGCCCGTTTCTGTTTCAGCAGCGGGCGCGCTGGTTTTCTCGCTCATGGGTTTTCTCCGTTTCTGCGAGTTGTTGCGCCCACTGGTCAAGGCGCTGCTCAGGTCCTCAAGGACCGATTCAAATGTGCCAATACTGTCGGCCAGACCGGCATCGATTGCCGCCTGTCCTATAAAGGAGCGCGCCTCCGTGGCGCGCGCCATGTCAATGCTGGTGCGTTCACCGCGTCCACAACGGTTGCAAGGAATTTCTCATAAAAAGCGTCAACCTCCGCCTGCAAACTGGATTGAACATCCTTGCTAAGCGGGGCGAATGGATTGCCGTCCACCTTATGCGCTCCGGCAAATATCAAGGTTGGCATGACGCCGTCATTGGCCAATTGCCGCGAATAATCCGCGTGCAGCAAAACCACCCCGATCGAACCGGAAAGACCAGTTTCAATGGTGACAATTTCACTGGCCCCGGAGGCAATCGCATAGGCAGCCGACGCCGCCATTCCGTTGACCAGCGCAACCACGTGTTTGGTTTCCGCCAGTTGCCGGACCATGGCGGCCGTCTCAAATGCCCCGA